CGGGGCTGGGCTCGGCGACCTGGGGCGCCCAATCGGTGACCTGCGCCAGGATGCCACCCGGCAGTCGCACCACATCGTACACGCGCGGCGCCACACCGTACGCGGCGCCGATGTTCTGCACGCGCGCCGCGTCGACCATGGGCAATGATTCCCACGTCTCGCCCGGCCCGCGCAGCGCCTTCAGGCACAGACCTCGTCGCCCGTAGCGCTTGCCGAGATACCTGACGAGCGGCTTATTCTTGATCATGCGGCAGAAACGCCCGACCCGCGCCCGGCTCTCGGCGTCCGGCGCCAGCATCTCGGCGGTGAGCGGTAGGGTCTCCATGCTCGGGCTTTTCATGTCAGCGTTGGCCTCTCAGGGCCTCGTTGTAGGCCAGGATCATCTCCATCAGCTCCGCCGGGTCGCCCAACTCGCGGGCCCAGGCGCACAAGTTGGCCGTGTCCTTGGGCAGGCACTTGCCTCCCCACCCGCGATTGCCGGGATAGACGTACGTGTGCAAGCGGCTCACCCGCGGATCCGCCAGCCAGAGCTCGCGCAGCGTGTGCCAGTCCACCCCGGCCAGGCGGGCCAGGTCGAAGAACTGGTTGCAGAACGACACTTTGGCCGCGATCCACGAGTTCTCCATCAGCTTGCACAGCTCGGCCGTCCGGGCGTCGGTCTGGTAGATGCGCGTACAACTGTTGGTGACCAGCGTCCAGGCCGCGGCGAACGCCTGCGTCACGACGGGAGGCCCGCCCAGGATGACGAACGTCTCCCGGCTGGGCTCGGCCAGGGGATGGCCCAGCGTCTCGCCATAGTACTCGGGCGAGAAGCAGACGTTATCCCCCAGGCTCTCGGTGGTCCCGATCACCACCGTGCTCTTGATGCACCAGTAGCGCGCCTGATCACCCCACTTGGCCATGGCCTGGCGCACGACCGAGACGTCGCACCGCCCGTCGTACAGTTGCGGCGTGGGCACGCAGATGAAACCCAGATCATAGCCACCACCTGCAGGACCCTCCTGAGGGGTCTCCATCGACACGTGCCGGATCTCGCCATCGATGTCCACATAGTGCGCGTCGTCGAAATAGCGCGCGACCTGCTTCCCCACGTGCCCGAATCCCACGATGAGGACCCAGGGATGGGCGTTCACGACCTCGGGATGTGGCGTGCCATTCAAGATAGCATCCTCCGATAACCGCTCTCCTCCTCAGGCAGATAGTCCCACTGGGCCCCATTCCACCTGGCCACCACACGCGCCGGGTTCCCCGCCACCATGACGCCCGGGCCCACCGTCTGGCCGCGCAGCACCGTCCCCGCCGCCACGATGGCCCCCTCGCCCACGACGCACCCCGCCAGGATCGCGCTCGATCCGATCCACGCGCCCGCCTTCACCGTCACCGGATAGGGCGCCGTGGGCCCCAGCTTGCCGGGGCCGGCATCGATGCCGTGGCTCTCGGTGTATACGCGGACCATGAATCCCCACTGGCTCGAGCTGGCGATGCTCAGCGGCCCCCGGCAATCGAGCATGATGCCCCGCCGTTCGAAATAGCTCCAGGGCATCTCTACCGTGGGGGGCACCGATGCCGTGCGCCCGGCGAATGCGCTCAGGTTCATCGCTGGCTCCTACGATCTCTGACCCGTTTCGGCTTGGCCGCGAAGCGTTTCACGGCCAGCCATGCCTTCTCGCCATCGATGTCCACATAGTGCGCGTCGTTGAAATAGCGCGCGATCTGCTTGCCCACGTGGCCGAATCCCACGATGAGGGCCTTGGGCTGAGCGTTGATCACCTCGTGATGCGGTGTCCCGTTCATCGATCCGTTACCGCCTCTCTGAGAGCAGACGCTAGCTCGCTGCACATCTCTTCGTCGTCAACAAACTCGGTGATGATCACATACAGCGATTCGCCGCGCACCACATCGACTTCCACGAGCGTTGCCAGCCCGGGAATGGCATTCCCGAGTCGGTGCATCAGCGCCCTGCCATCCAGATCCAACACGCGAAACGACCGCGGCTTGGCCGTTTCTTTCATCTCTATTTGCACGTTCCCCGACGCGGCGATACTGATCAAAACGCGGTCGCACTCTGCTGGCACGACATCGCCCAACAGCTCGAACAACCGGTCCGCATACAGGATTGTCATAGCATCCTCCGATTCATCGCTGACTCCTACGGTTTCTGATCCGCGCGGGCTTGTCCGCGAATCGCTTCACCGCCAGCCAGGCTTTCTCGCCGTCCAAGGGACCCGAGACGAGCCCGCGCCAGCGTCGAGCCTTGCCCGGGAAGTGCAGCAGCCCCGCCGTCCGCGAGCGTTTCATGTAGCGGGTAAAGGTGTTCCATTCGTTGCCCAGGAGCCATAGTTTCAACGGGTGCGCGTAGAGCGCACGGATGAGAGGCCCCTGATCGCGCTGCTTGTGGATCTCCCACTCGGCCAGCCAGGCATCGAAAAAAGCCTTGACCCGCTCGTTGCGCCGGAAGCACATCACACCGCCGGCGACCTGCAGCGCGTTGAGCGTGCCCACCGCGCGCTTGATGGATCTCAGGTCCGCCTGATTGTTTGGCCTGGCATAGGACTCCATGCTGTCCACCAGATGCGGATCCTTGGTGGCCGCCATGTCCCAGCCGTCCTCCACCCACTCGAAGAACTGGTAGACCGGCGCCGTCATCTCCATGTCCGCATCCATGTAGAGCACCGTCTCCCATTCCTGGGGCGCCAGCTCGTACATGCGGATCTTGGAGCGACGCGCGCCGATGTCGCTGTCATCCTGTTTTACAAAGACGCTCTCGGGGCCGATGGGCTTGGCGGCGCAGAGCGCGATGGGCACATCGGGCATGTGCGTCACGATGGTGGCCATCAGGTCGGATGCCGCCGTGCGGGCCGGATCCCCGAACGCCACCAGGTAGATGCCCCGCTTGCTGGCCGGCGCCCTGGGCGGCAGAGGCGTGTACGCTGGTAGGGGCGATGGTTCGACAAGCCCATCGACCAGGACTTCGACGGGCTCAGTCGAGACCTCTGGGGAGACCTCACCATGATTATCACCAAGTCCACCCTGTCTATCACCCTGAGCTTGTCGAAGGGTCCTCACATCCACCATGTCCGTGCCAAACACCTCGGCGAAGGCGCTCGCGTGATCGTCGCACCATTGCTCCATGGAATAGGGCTCGGTGGCGTCGGGCAGCTCCTCAGGCCCCACCTGGCGCCGTGTGGCCACCGCCTCCTCCAGCGCGACAAGGAGCGACGCCAGGTCGCCGCGATCGTAGCGGTGGATGCCCGGCAGATCGGGCAGCTCGTCCAGCATGCCCACGTTGCGCGGGATCACCACGCTGACGCCACAGCAGAGCGCCTCCAGGGGCGGCATGGGGATGCCCTCCACCCGGCTGGGCACGACCAATATGTCAAGCGATTGGAAGAATGAGGGCAGGTCGGCCCAGGAATAGCGCTTGGTGGCCACCGGCCATCCACGGCCGCTGGCCCGCCAGTCGATCTTCTTGCCGATCTTGGACGCGATGATGCCATTCACCAGATCCTCGCCCTTGCGATGATTGCGATAGGTGTAGCCGCTGAACCCTGCGATGATGCGTTTGGCACCCTGAGCTTGTCGAAGGGCCAGTGCGAAATGAGCTCGCTCCAGGCCCGGGCTCACCTTCACTGTGGCACCATACGGCGCCAGTACCTCAGCGTACATGTCAGCCCAACAGGTGCGCAATTGCACTTTTTTCGCGATGCGGTGGAAGAGCTTTGCCTTGGCGTTCCCGGGCGGCTCCTCCTCCAGATGGGTAAAGCAGCCCGCCGTCCGTTTGGGCCAGTTCGCCGACTTTATGCGCTGGCCGTCAAAGTAGGCCAGGAGATAAACCACATCAGCGGACGGGTCTACCCCCGCGGATAGGGACCAGCCCAGCCTCGCGGCCAGCGCGCGTGCATGGCGCGGGATCACCCTGTCCTGTTGATAGTTTTGGCACACAACTGTGACCTTCGCTGGCATTGCTCTCTCCTCGTCGTTCTATGTAGGGGCGCCCTTCGACAAGCTCAGGGTGACTAACCAACAAGTTGGTTAGTCATGGAGAGCCTGTCGAACCAGGCGCCCCTACCGTTCATTCACTATCCCTTGCCTAGCTGCCCGACTCGAAATCGACGGCGATGAACGCCGATGGCCTGATCAGGCCAAAGGCCGCGCGCATCTCGGCCAGGATGGCGACCATGTTCCGAATGAAAAAATCGGCATGGCTGTCGCTCACCTGGATGCTGGCCCGCTCGCGGTCCCACAGGATCGCCTTGCGGAAATCGCCCAGCAGGCCGGTGCCCTGCGCGATGGTCTCGGATTCGATGATGGGCACGCCCCACAACCGTGGCGCGCCGTTGGAGAGAGGCCCGCCCCAGTAGTAGCGGTTGTTGGCGTCCTGCAGCAGCTCGATGGTCTCCCAGTCGGACGGGTTGATGAGCCACGCGGTGGGTCGAGCGCGACCGGTTACCTGCAGCGTGGTCTTGGCCTGGCGGGATGTGGTGAGGATGTCCGTGTTCCAGGCCTGGGCCAGGATGCCCGCGGTGTTCAGGATGCCGGTAAAGTTCTCGCCGACGCCGTTCCCGTTGATGAGCTGGTCCTCAAGCTCTTCCTCCAGGTCCTCGCGCAGCTCCTGGTCGATGATGCCCCGGATCTGCGAAGCGTCCGAGAGGGCGCGCTTGGTGGCCGGGATCCAGACAGCGATGGTCTTGACCGCCGCCGTGACCTTCTCAAAGGCCGTAGCGCCCTCTGGCTTTTCTCCACTCACTTCGCCCGTGGCGCCCGCATAGTCGTTGACGTTGGCCTCGGGCACCGGCGCGGCCTCCTGCACGATCTGCGTCTGGCGCACGAACTCCACCAGGTCGCTGGTCGTCTGCCGGAGCGAGATCATCTGGCGCAGGGTCAGCAGCTGCCGCCCCAGCGCTTCGTAGATGCCGGTATAGTCGGTCTGCACGAACGCGCCGGCGCTGGTATCGCTAACGCCGGTGAGCAGGTCCTTGAACTCGACCGGCGGGCTGATGAGCCCCTTGGCGCTCTCTGGGATCCTGCCGGATGGCCCGACGTGCTTGAGCCATGCCTGGATGGCCTCGCTCTCGACGAACCGCTGGCCGATGGTCTTGCCCCGTTCTGAGCCTGCCGAAGGGCCCCGTCCTGAGCCTGCCGAAGGGCCCCGTCCTGGCGGACTCTGAGTACCTCCGCCGCCTTCGCCCTTACCGCCCAGATCGAGCCCCTCGCCGATGGCCAGGATCTGCTTGCGCATCTCGGCGTCGCCCTCCAGCTCGACGATCTGTTTCTTGAGCTTGCCGGCCTCCTCCAGGTGGCCGGAGAGCTTGGTCCGTTCCTCGACGGAAAAGTCGCGCTCCGCCTTGTCCACCTCGTCACAGATGCCCCTGGCGTCCAGCAGCGCTTTCTTGAATTTCTCCTTGAGCTCTTTCAAATTCACGATGTTTCCTCCATCCAATCTGTATATTCCATGAGATCGATCGCAGCGCGCTCGGCGGCCGTGCTCGGCTTCCGCGTCCTCGACTTGGCGTCGTCGCCGTCGCCCTCGTCTTGACCGTCGCCTTCACCGTCGCCTTCACCCTCGTCGTCGCCATCTGAGGCGCTTTTGGCGCCCAGCTTGATGGATAGATCATGTATGGCCTGGACGAGCTTATCCAGGTCATCGCTCTTGCCCGCCTTGATGTCGTTGGTGTGCGTTCCGATGCCTGCTCCCAGCATCACCGGCGACACCTCGTGCACCTTGAGCTTTTTCAGGAACCCACCCGGCTCCCCCTCAAGGGTCCCTTCCGCGGATTCCAGGAGGTCAAAGGCGTAGGACCACTCTTGAAGATCGCCCAACGATTTGACCGTCTCATAGTGCTCCCGCCCGGCCTCCGTGTTGAAGAAGAACGCGCCATCCATGATGGCCTCATCCTTCTCCTCCCGGATCACGCCCCGCCCCACCGGCAGGGCGCCCCAGTTATGCGACCAGGCGGCGATGCGCACCGCCTCGCCATCGGTGAAGGCGCCGGGCACCGTCACGTCGCCATCGAGGTCGATCACGTTCAGCGTGGCGAATACCGCCTCCACCTCGCCAGGCTGCCCGTCCTCCTTCAGCGTCACCCTGCCGCGAAAGGTTTTGTGTTCCATGGTTACCTCCCCAATCCAAGCGAGCACATGCAATTCGCATTGTTTTCTGCGCCACCCGCCGGGTCGCCCGGCCAGCGCATGCCGTTGCTGAATCGCTCCCCCATCGACACCGTCTCGCCGTCCAGATCCGTGTGCCGCGAATTCGACGAGTTCACCTGCCAGGTCTTGGTGCGCAGGCCGCTCTGCCGCGCCCCTTCCTGGCTGCCAAAAACCGACGCCATGGTCACCTTGCTCCTGGCGATCTGCACCGCCCGGGCGGCGACGGCCACCTCGAAGAGGTGTTGCACGGCGCTCCGAGGCTCCTCCTGAGTCAAGGCGTCCGCGATGTTGTCGCGCGTCGTGGCATTGATCTCCTCCGCCCCGATCCTGGCGTTCTCCCGCAACCACTCCAGCATAGGATCGCCGTCGAACTCTTGGTCCATCTCACCGGCCACGTACCGCCCCCATACCGTCGCCGTGGCCACGTTCATCCGGAACAGATCGGCCTGCAGCTCCTCGTTCCATCGCCTGGCATCCCAGATGGCATCCAGAACCACCACGTCCTTCTTTGCTTTCGCCGGGATGTGCCCGACGACGCCGCTCTCCTGCCTGCGGAAGTGGCGCTGCATCACGGCCAACCACTTGGCCTCGTGCCGCTCTCGCAGCTAGGGGAGCGTCGGGTCGATCAGGCCGCGCCTGGCCTTCGTCTCCGGATCCGTGACCCCATGCGGGCCCTTCGGCAGGGACTTCGGCTGGCTCAGTCGAGGCCTCAGGACGGGGCCCTGCGACTTGGGGGCGCTGTCTATCGGCGATGCCTGCCCCCCGGTGAGCACGTTCAGCGGCGTGACCAGTTGGTCCGCGTCGCCATCGAGGCTGGGCAGGTTCTGCCGCGCCCGGGCCTCGTTGGCCGTCATCCACGGGCGCCCCACGGCGCTCTGGTAGCTCTTTGCCTGCTCCTCGAATGAGCCCGCCAGCTTTTCCCGGATGTTGAACTCGAGATAAACGCCTTCCCTGTCCTCGAAATCGGGCAAGAGCTGGAGTTCCATGTCTTCCTCGAGCATCTTGAGCCAGGGCCCCATGCAGTCCTGATACAATTGTTTGTGCTGGTCTTTGATGTTCGAGAAGGTAGCGTTATCCAGGATCCCGACCATGGGCAGCGGGATGTGGTAGGACCTGGCGCACTCCTCGCGGGACAGCTTGCGCCCCCCCAGGTACTCGCTCTGCTGGGCATTGAAACTCGCTTCCTTCCAGCTCATCCCCTCTTCCAGGATGGCCGTCTTGCCGCTGTTCTCGTCGCCCGCGTAGAGAGCCTCGAACTCGGCCTTGAACCGCTCTCGTGCCGGCGCGCTCCAGTCGGCCGCTTCCACTGGCCGCTCGATTATCCCGCTCATCCTGGCCGCGTTCTGCCAGAAATTCTCGCGATAGTTGCCCATGGCGTGCTCTTCGGCCAGCACCCGTCGCAGCGTCTCCAGCGGCGAGAGACCAAAGATGGCGTTGTCAGCGTTGTGGCCACGAAAATGCACGATCTCCTCGGGCTTCTTTTTGATGGGCGCCGCGGTCGCCCAATTGATCTCATAGCTGGTCGGTACGAGATTGCCGCGCACCGTCACGTAGACGGGCGGTATCCGGAGGAGGCCCATGCCGCCCTCCATCGTCGTGACCTTGAGCCAGTAGGCGTTGAAATAGATGCCCAGATCCGCCATCAGCGACTCGATCAGGCGATAGCGGGTGACCTTGTACACGTTGGGCAGAGGTCGCCCAATAAGCTGCGCTAGCGGATGATCCCGAAGGCGCTGCCGATCAGTGTCGGAGACGCGCCGGAAGACATGGAGGCCGAGCTGTGCGATGTTCCGGGCCAGGAAATCGACGCAGACCCGCACGTTGGGCTGGACGCGGTAGAGCGTGGCGTAATCATAGTTGTACTGATCGTAGAGACGGAGGCTGCCATAGGATCCTGTGGGCCACCATCCCGGCTACATGCTCACCAGCGTTTGCTCCGACAGTACAACGGCCATCAGCTCACCACCTGCACAAAGTCAACGTTAGCGCTCTCGATCACCAGCTCGCCATCCATCTTGACTCGCGCATCGCGCTCGCGCAGCATCTCGGCATTCCTCAGGACCAGATACCCGCGACGTTTCCGCCAGAGCACGCCGCGGAAGGTGCGATCGGTCTTGGTGGTGACCAGCACCTGGCGCAGACACGGATACGGAGTGAAGAGATCCATGCTAGGCAACCTCCAATCCGCGATCTTCATAGACTGATCGCTTCTTCGGCTCGTGTCGCGTCGCGCGGTCGATGGCCATCACCAGGGCGACGATGCCGTCGATCTTGCCCTGGCTGGCCGCCTTGTCGCATTTAAAGTTGCCTGCCGGGTCCTGTCGCACCGCCACGTTGTCGGCCATGAACCTCAGCACAGGGTTCCCGCCATGGTGCAGCTTTTTCAGGAGCAAGCGCCGCTCGAACTCTTTCATCGGCGCCGCCATCGAGAGGAAGCCCTGGCCCATTCCGAACACGGTCAACCCCTCGTCGGCCAGCTCCTGGCTCATCTGGTAGCCCTGGAAGAGACGGTCCACGTTCAGATCCTGCAGGTCGAACTTGCGGGCATCCTCCAGGATTGCCCGCCTCACGAATCCATAGTCCACCGCATCGCCATCGGTCACGTTCAGATAGCCCGCCTGGGCCCATGCTTGGTACTGGTCGCGGTACTTGTTCGTCTCGTCGTAGAGCCTGGCTTTCGGACACCAGAATCGGGCCAGAATGTCCAGCGCCTCGGGATCGCCATCGTGGGGGAAGGCCATCACCCAGGCCAGCAGGTCGCTCACCGAGGCCAGGTCCAGCCCGCCATAGCAGAGCCGCCCACGCAACCGGTTCTCGTCGACGATGCCGGCGTTCGCGTCCCATAGCTCCAGGTCGATCCAGCGGTCGGTCTGTTGCGTCCACTGGTCCAGGTGGAGTCGCCGGAAGGCATTCTGTTGTCCGGGCAACTGACGCGCCCGGTCCGCTTTTTGCTGGAGATCGTCCAGCTTCACGCTCACCCCCAAGTTCGGGTTGGCCTTCGCCCAGACATGCGGATCCGTCCACTTGTCTCCCTCGTCCAGGGCGGCGATGAAAGCGAACCAATTGTCATCCTGGATCGTACCCTCCAGAACCTTGCGCGAGTACTCATGATGCTCGAAGCAGATGCTGGTCTGATCGCTCCCGGCCGTCGTGATCTCCACGATCAATGGCTGGCGCCGCGCGCCTGTCGCCGTGTCCAAAACATCGAAAACCGCTCGTGTCCTGTGCGCGTGCAGCTCATCGATCATCGCACCGTGCACGTTCAGGCCGTCCATGGTGTCCGCGTCCGCGCCGAGGGGCTGATATTTGGTCGCCGTCTCGAGGATGCAGAGCGTGTCGCTCGACTTCCAGTGCTGCACCATCTTGGAGAGCGACTGGGAAGCCTTCACCATGCGCACGGCTTCCGACCAGCTCAGTTTGGCCTGGTCGCGTTTCGTCGCCGCCGAGTAGACCTCCGCTCCGGGCTCGCCGTCCGCCACCATCAGGTAGAGCCCGAGCCCAGCGACCAATGTGCTCTTGCCGTTCTTTCGCGGCACCTCGATGTACGCTGTTCGGTAACGACGCGTGCCGTCCTGCCGCTTCCACCCGAAAAGGCACCAGATCATGAACTGCTGCCAGGGCTCCAGGATGAACGGTTCCCCAGCCCACTCTCCCTTAGAGTGGCGAAGAAAACCGAAGAACTGGATCACATACTCTGCGGCCGCGCGATCAAATGATAGGCCACGTTCCGTGGCATGCTCAGCGTCGTCTAGCTGTCGCGCCACCGCCTTCCGAATGAGATCCCCCGCGGGGATAGTCCCGTCCACAACGCCGCGCGCGTAGACCATCGCCGGGTGCGCTTCGAGCGCAATAGGCTCAGCCACGGCTCAGTTTCCTGCGCAGAAACTCGGAAAACTCGTCCCCTTTTGCTGGCTTCGGCAGGTCGATCTTGGCGCGATCAGCCGGTGATAGCCCGAATTTGCCGCCAAACCGGCTCATGGCAGAGAGCATTTTGACCATCATACCGACCGATGGCCGAGGCCCTTCATAGCCCGTGTCGGTAGTAAAAGAGGTCCCATTATCCACGATGTCTTTCACCGCATCGACGTACAGTGCCCAGCTCTGACAGTAGGCCGCGAAGGCGCCACGATCAACGATCGTCAGCAGCTCGAGGCGTTCGAGCTCCGGCGCCAGTCGGCTCCACTCGTGCTTGGCCTCGGGCGAGAGCCATCCTGGCCTCGTGGGAATGGCCACGGTTGGCTGCGGCTCGTTCTCCGGCAGCGGCCGTTTGCCCGGATTGCCCTGCAGGATCTTCAGTTTGGTCGGTTTGGGAGGTCTTCCGACCATCTATACCCCTTTCCGCCATTTCGCGCCCGCATGAGCTCGAT